AGTTGTGGTACCTGTAGTTGGTACAGTATAAAGTGTTGTTCCAGTGGAGGTAGTTGCAGCCCCTCTAAAGAGGACCTTTGAAGTTACAGCCATTAGTTATTCCTTCTTTCTTCAAAAGTTTCAGGTTCAGGAACAGTCACAACTGGTGGTTCGGTATAAGTTCCATTATCGTTTTTAATCCAACCAAGTTGACATTCTACTGAAACCACATCTCCAGTAACATCACTAGAAAAAACTGTGCTATTTATTTGATAAACAACATTACCTATAAGTTGAGTAACAAAATATATTAAAGGTGCTTCAACCCAAGATCCATTTTGATATGTTTTAGCACGTACATCACTCCAATTTAATTCATTAGAAATCAGAATTGAATTTTCAACAATTCCTTCACTTTCAACAACTGCAAAAGCCACACCATCTTTTAATTGAACCCATTTATTCATTATGCAAACTCCACTACTTCCCAACGGCATGCACCCGTTGCAACTAAGGTTGTACTATTTGAGAGGTAAACACCCATTTCTTTTGTTGTTGCATCCATAGTTCCACCTGCTAAAGTTCTTGTTCCTACGAAACTTGGCATACTTCCGCCCTGAGTTACCATATAAGCACCACCACCATAATTATAAGTTATACCAACTACTGAACCCCCACTAGGAGTAAGCGTTCCACTTGTAGTACTAGTACTAGTAACAGTTCCTGCAGCACCTTCTGAAAAACTTCTAACAAAAGTTTTAGTTGTATCAACAGCAGTAATTGTAATATTGCCAGAACTTACCGCTTGTCCACGTTGTACGGATTTAATTCCGCCACCACCACTAGCGGCAGGTATTACATTAATTGGTGTCATATTATACGATCTCCACTCCGCTAATATGAAAATTAATAGCAGCATTTGAAGCGCCACCTGTAATAGTTTTTGGAGTGGCATTTGCTGGAATTACTTGTTTGCAATCAATATACACAGTTGAATTTGCAGAAATTGCTGTAGTAGTATGTAAAGCAGTACCATCAATTGCTAATGTAAATGTGTATGCAGATCCACCTGTATTTGTTATTACAATATTTGTTACCACAGTTGTGGTACCTGTAGTTGGTACAGTATAAAGTGTTGTTCCAGTGGAGGTAGTTGCAGCCCCTCTAAAGAGGACCTTTGAAGTTACAGCCATAAGTTACTGTTCCTTTCGGGAGTTATAACGCATAGGTTAAGGCTTTTTTTTAACCTGTGTGTCTTAAACGTATGCTAATGTAAACCCATGAATTTGGTGCATAAATCGGTTTCTCAAGGGGGCAAATTAACGCCTTTAATTCTACCTCATTCAATTACTGCTGGTATGGGTTTAATGAACCCGTCAATATTTGTTGATGATGATGGTGATATTTTAGTAAATATTCGTCACGTTAATTACACCTTATATCATTCAGAAAAAGATCAAAGGTTCTTTAGTCCTTGGGGACCCCTCTCCTATCTACATCCTGAAAAAGACCAACGGCTAGTTACGACCAACTACCTAGGACGTCTTGACAAGGATTACAACTTAATCAATTTTACTAAAGTTGATTACTCAAAGTTAGATGTTCCACCTATCTGGGAGTTTGTTGGCGAAGAGGATGTCCGAATCACGCAGTGGGATGGCAACTATTATTTAATTGGTGTCCGTCGTGATACTACTCCCAATGGCCAGGGTCGTATGGAATACTCCAAGATTGAGTTAGATAAAGAGAATTGGATAGCCACAGAGGTACAGCGAGTTCGTATTCCACCTCCTATTGATGTTAACTCTTACTGTGAAAAGAATTGGATGCCTATCCTTGATATGCCTTATCACTTTGTTAAATGGGCTATGCCTACTGAGGTTGTTAAGGCTAATCCTGATAAGTCTGAGTGTGAGCAGGTACTGGTAAAAGAAACTCCGCCGATTTCTCCTGATCAACGTGGTGGTACAAATGTAATTGCTTGGGGCAATTACTACATTGCATTTACTCATGAAGTTGCACTTTGGAAAAATTATTTAAATCAAAAAGACTCCGTATACAGACATCGAATGATTGTTTGGGATAAAGAGTTTAATTTTATTGGTCTTACATCTCCTTTTTCTTTTTTAGATACGCCAATTGAGTTCTGTGTTGGGGCGGCTCTTATAAAAGAAAAATTAGTATTAACTTTTGGAGTTCAAGATAATTGTGCTTTCGTTCTTGAAGTACCTAAGAAAGTTGTTAATGAAATGATTACGGAGTCCATGTCTTATGGAAATTAAAGATCTAGCCTTAAAACTGGCTGAAAATCCCTTTGATGCTGAGATTAACTTTAATCTGGCTGTTGCTTATGAGGAGCAGTTGCAGTACGCATCTGCTGCAGGGTTTTATTTAAGAGCGGCTGAATATGGATACAAAACACACCCACTAATTACATATACCTCGTTATTAAAGATGGCCCTGTGTTGGGGTGCCCAAAGAGACAGAAATAAGACTGTGTACAACAACATTATGCAGGCCATTGCCTATCTGCCAAATAGACCAGAGGCTTACTTTTTATTATCTAGAATTAAAGAACGCAACAGAGAGTATCAAGAGTGCTTTACGTATGCAGAGTTAGGGTTGTTATTTGCAACTAATGCTTACAATCAACCGCTTCCAGGATACGTTGAATACAACGGGACATATTGCTTATTGTTTGAAAAGGCTGTTGCTGGATGGTGGATTGGGCGCAAAGATGAAAGCAAGACCTTGTTCCAGCATCTGCTAGATGATTATGTTATGACTGAAGAGTACGTAAATGGGTGCCTTAGTAACTTGAAGTTGTTTATCTGATGTTTCCTAATTGGTTTAAAGATGTAGAGAAGTACTTCAGACATGTGCCAAGTGTTCCACTTCGTGCATTACAAATTGGCACCTACACAGGAGATGCCACAGAATGGCTATTAAAGAACCGCACTATTGAGTTTTTAGATGATGTAGATACCTGGGAAGGTAGTGAAGAAACCGCCCATGAATCTTTAGACTTTGTTTCAGTAGAGGCTTACTACGACTCAAGATTCTCAAAGGATAAGAGAGTAATAAAGCACAAGATGACTAGTGATGAGTTCTTTTTAAAAGGCGCTAAGAGATATAACTTCATATACATAGATGGTGATCACACCGCTCTTCAGACCGCCATAGATGGCCTAAATGGCTTTAGGCACCTGGAATCAGGTGGGGTGATGGCATTTGATGACTACCTATGGAACTACGGCGGTAAGGAGTACCTAGAGCCTAAGAGGGGCGTTGACTGCTTCCTCAATGTCTGTAAGGGTGAGTACAACATCGTTGAATCTGGCTATCAGGTATGGATTGAGAAGTGCTAGATAACGCCTGCTTTGAGGTCTTTCATACTGATACTGGAAATAGATTAAGAAATAAATCTTATGAGGGCATTTTAAATTCTATGTCCTTCTTACCTCGTCTTGGCTCTCCTACTATGTATTTAAATACCGCTGATAAGGCTGAAACATTTGTTAGTCAGACACCAGAGTTTAAAGTAAATACAGTTACTGACTTTTGTAAGCCAGGAGAGACCTTCCCACCAAGTTCTGGCGTTGTGGGAGTTTGGGCAAGTACTTACTTGGCTTATAAAAAGTTTTTAGAATCTGATAAAAATATACTAATAATTTTTGAAGATGATATAGTTATTAGTAAAAACTTTAAAACTATTGCTGAGATGTATATGGACGAACTCATGCCTGTGTGGGATTTCTTTTCATTCTTTGTTCCTGATGATTCTTTATTTGCATATAGTGAATCCGAACATGATTTAGGTGAAAAACATATTTGTAAATCATACCAACAATGGTCTTGTGCAGGATATGCAGTTAGTAGACGTGGTGCAGAGAAAGCCGTTGCTGATGTTGAATCAAAAGGAATTAATTGCCCCATAGATTGGTATATATTTAACTTTAGAATGAAACAAGAAAAAAATCAAATAAAATTTAATACATATACAATAAAACCAAAAGTATATAAACCTATAAAGTTTTTATTAGAAGCAGCACAATACAGTCAAATACACAACGGTAGTACAGAGTTACTTAGTAATTAATAAACATCCATAACATCATTTATAACTACTTCATCAGAAGCACCGCTAGTTCCTTGAGCACCTAAAGTTCCCTGTGTACCTTGAGTACCAGTACCAACAGTTCCCTGTGATCCGACAGTACCCTGTGAACCTACAGTTCCTTGAGCACCTACAGTTCCTTGAGCACCTACGGTTCCTTGAGAACCTAGAGTTCCTTGAGTACCAACTGTACCTTGGCTACCGACAGTTCCTTGGCTACCAACAGTTCCTTGAGATCCGACGGTACCTTGCGTACCTGTGTCACCTTTATCACCAGTACGAGCAAACGTAATTAATACGTCGTCAGAATTTGAAAGAGTTCCATTACCAGATACATAAGAACAGGCAACTGTAAACCAACCAGTATTGTCTGTAAGAGATGTAATGGTGTATAACTTAAATACGTTTGAGTTAAATTTCTGTGAGACACGGAAGTGACCCTTGATAGTTGATGATGAGTCATCAATTGTGTTTAAAAATGTTGATAAATCTGTTGCAGCATCATTACTTGCATCTATGTACAAGGCTGTAGCAGATGCGAGAGTTGCATTATTAAAACGCAAATTTCCAGTACCTGGATCAGCATTAGTTGTGCTTGTAAGGAAAGTGTAATCAAAGGTAGCACCACCAAATGAACCTTCAGCACCTTGAGTACCTAGAGTTCCTTGTACACCCTGAGTACCTTGAGTACCTTGAGTTCCCTGTGTACCTTGAGTACCAAGAGTTCCTTGAACGCCTTGAGTACCTTGAGTTCCTTGAGTACCTTGGGCTCCTACAGTTCCTTGAGTACCAAGAGTTCCTTGGGTTCCCTGTGTGCCTTGAGCACCAAGAGTTCCTTGGGTTCCCTGTGAACCTACAGTTCCTTGTACACCTTGAGTACCTTGAGTTCCCTGAGTTCCTTGAGTTCCTTGAGATCCAACGGTACCTTGAACGCCTTGAAGACCACCATATGCAAGCGAGTTCCAGGCAGTAGAGCCATTACCAATTTTTAATTTTCCAGTGTCAGTCTCTGTTCCAACCTCACCAGCAGCAAGTGTTGGGTTACTTGAGGTCCATTGAGCCGCAGTACCACGACGTAATTTAATTGTTACTGACATTTATATTACTCCTCCACCATCATAGAAACTTGTATAGGAATCACTTCCATTTAACTCATCTCCTCCATCTGCAATAGCAGTGTAAGAGTCTGATCCGTCAACTTCATCGCCACCCTCAATGATGTCGGCAGAAGCATTTGCAACAATTTCAAGCCACTGTACTCCATCAAACACATACACATTACGTGCATCTACATTGTAGTAAAGATCTCCAACGTACCTACCAACAGGATCTGTGCCTACGGCAAGTACATTAAGAGGTACTAAGGCTCTTCTACTCACGTATTAAGCCTTAACTACTACCCTGTAAGATTGAGTTGTAACTGGAGCCACTGCAAATCCGATTGTAACTGTATTAGTTGTTACATAAACAACATCTGTTACAACTTCGGCTTTAGTTGTGGTATCCCAGACAGTTACCATGATGTCTGTGGTTCCAAGATTGTGTGTAATTGTGAACTGTGTAGTTCCAGTTGCTCCACCATCTGTTGAATCTCCAGTAATGGTGTTTGCGTAAGTTCCAAGTTGGCCAGAGGTACCTTGTGCACCCAATGTACCTTGGGTACCTTGAGTTCCAAGAGTTCCTTGTACGCCCTGTGCACCTGTTGTACCTTGTACACCAGTAGCACCGTCTAGGTTGATAGACCATACAGCGTATGTTCCTGAACCTCTAACGTCATTTACGTTTACAACAAGTGTGTTAGTTCCTGATGTGTAACTTACTACAGTTGCAGACATGTTGTTGTTTACATCGTAAGCAACTACTACGTCTTGACCTACTGAGTAAGAAAGATTTGGATCAGCCAGTACAAAACTTACGTTATTTGCTACTGCAATTGAACGTGAAGTTGTAGAGGTAGTCTTGTAGCGATCAGATTGTCCTTGAACACCTTGAGCACCAAGGGTACCTTGTACGCCCTGTGCACCCAGTGTTCCCTGTGTGCCTTGAGCACCAGTAGCACCTTGAGCACCTAAAGTACCTTGTGAACCAACAGCACCTTGAGCACCAACAGTTCCCTGAGAACCTACAGTTCCTTGTGAACCTACAGTTCCTTGTGCACCAACTGTACCTTGGCTACCAACGGTACCTTGCGTACCATC